GTAGAAGTTCCACATCCTAGTCTGGGCGGCTGGCCTCCATGTCCTTTTGCACGACAAGCAAGGCTCAACCGAACCATACAAGTACTCGTCGGCGCAGATCCTTATTTTGATTTGAAAAATAGATCGCGTTGGGGAATGGGCGCACACGAAGTCATTGTGTATGCATATGATCCTGCAGAGTGGCCATACTCACGTTTTCACGCAGCCATTCAAGATGCCAACCAGGAATTTTTGTTGGCACGTGATATACTTGCACTGGAAGACCATCCTGACAGTGTGGAAAATGTCAACGGCATTGTGATGAATCAAGGAAAATATGCATTGGTGCTGGTACAAAGTCTTTCAAAGTTGAATGTGGCTGCCAAGCAAATGGGGTCAAAAGGCTTTTATCACGCCTGGCCCGAAGAGTACTTGACTGAGCTGTTTGAGAATAGAGTGGATCCAAGATGAGCGGATATCAGTTTGCTAGAATTGACTTGAGCAAAACCAACTACAATATCACTGTGGACTGTCGCATCTTGACCACACCAAATATTGCCGCGCTGAATGAAATCTACAAGACTTACTGTGTCCACAAACAGTTTGCCAGTGTCATGCCCATATTTGACAGTCGTTACACAGATCCCATGACTGATGTATTGGGCTACTACGATGATGATCAATTGGTTGCGTTTAGTTTAATTCGGCGCTATGATGAACACAATGCCTTGTGCGATCAGTTTGCATGGACTTATCACAAGCCCCGACTGAGACTGGGCATAGAAACAATGAAAACAGAGTGTGCCATGTACAAAGCACGGGGATTCAGATACCTGTATCTTGAACAAGCACACCTGTACAAAGCCCAAATAGCTGGCTTTGAAATACTAGGACCACTGGAGTAAAAAATGGCAGACTTATACACAATTTGGGCAGACAAAGAAGGCGACATATCAGACCTGGAATGGGTCACGGGAATGCGAAGTTTCTTTGATCATTTGGTTGACGAGGGTCGAATGGAAACCTACAGAATCACACGTTGCAAAATGGGATTTCGTAGCATCGCAGACATGCCTGAATGGATGATCATCATGGAGTTCCGAGACATGGGGCAAATGGATTCAGCATTCAAACGTGTTGCCCCACTCAAAGGTGAACTGGAAGTCAAACACAAGTCATTCAATCAGTTTGTGTCAGGCAACATACAACATGCATTGTTTAGAGATTGGCCAGATACCAACCTAGACGATTAAAGATCTCTAACGAGATCTGTTGATTTCACTTCGTTCATCAACTGATTGTCTTCTAAGTATCATCTAGATACTGTGGTCATAATTCACCGTATGCACGGTGAATTGAATGCATCATCTGAGTGACCGCAGTCATCTATTCCAAAGAGATTGTTGTTTCCAACACGGAGGCGGTTGACCGGTACCCCCTACTCTAGCTTCACATATCAACGGAACCCTAGTAACCCGAAATAGATCCAAGTCCTATGAGCAGGGGTTGCTTTTTCTCATTGCCCCAACCATTTGCTGCCTTAAGTTAACAGTTGCCTTTGACGCCCAAGTCCAGACCGGGTATTGCACCGTTCCTCAATGGGGCTGAGTCATTGCACTCAGCACAGAGTCGTGATTAAATTACAGTTTGATTTGATTATGATAATGCAGCAAAAATAAAGTAAAATCTTTATCAAATAAGTCAATTGTTACAATTCCGTTGAATTTCCAAACAGTAGTAAAATTCATCGTGTCCGACCCATCTGATTTGTATTTGCACATTTGCAATAGTGTTTGCTGATTAATTTCTATATTGCCCAACCATAAATTAGAAAGTTTAACAAATTTATTATTTTGATTATTAAGTATGATTGAAATTTTGTTTGGTAATTTTATTTTACAATTTATTTTAACAGAGAGATCGTGTGATTGTTTTATATCGGCTAAAATTGTTTCATTCCTGTCTTGTACGATTATATCAACAGATTTGATATCTTGTTCAAATTCTAGATGTAAACTCAGATCTGTGTTCATACTATTGAAAAGTTGCATTCTTCGGCGCATACTTTTGTGAGTTCTTTATGATATGCTTGTCTTTCTGCTGGAGATATGTTTAACTCTTGATTAATCCAATCGGTACCAACTCCTGAATCTATCTTAATAAGATTATATTTGTTAGCATTGCGATATAATTGTGTACTAGGTATTATACCCAACGGAGATATATTTAATTGTTTGATAGGGTTATTTGCAAAATGTTTTCGATCCCTAAACCATTGTTTAATAGTTTCGTATTCTTCAAGCGTTTCTGATGGATATCCAGAGATCATCAATAAGTTTACTGATACATTGTATTTCTGTGCCATTTGCAAATGATAATCAAGATCTGAGTTCTCAAAACTCTTGCCAAGAAGATGACGTACTCGGGGTATTACACTTTCTACCCCAAAAAATAAGTGGGCATTATTTTGTTGAAGTTGAGCCCATAATTCTTCAGGATGATTGTTATAAGGACGCACAATAAACGACCCTTCCCAACTGATTTGTTCGCTTCTAAATTTTGTCTGATTATAATCTGCAATCTTAGATATTAACTTTCTAAACTCTTTGAGATTACCATTGGTTATACTGCTTCTAAAATCAAAATGATGAATGTTGTATTTGTTAATTTGAAAAATAATTTCATCAAAAATAGAGTCGGCTGTTTTATATTGAAACTTCGTCCATAATTCAATTACATCACAAAATTCACAATTCCTAACACATCCTCGACTGTCGATCAATGGTATAGACGGTTCACCGTACCAGTGCAGATTGTAATCAGAATAATCAGGATATGGCAATTCATTCAAATTGTCAACTGGTTGCCAACTTGTAGTATTAATTCCTGGATAATCTGTGTTGCCCTGGATATACCTTACAAAAGATATCTCCCCGTCGCCGCTGATATAGTCGTTGATTAACTTTGCTTTTTTCATTTTTTCAGCGTAGTCAAAATTAACTATACCCGGTCCGCCTATTACAATTATAGCATTGGGAACCATTTGCTTTAACAAAGCACATAGCCAAGTTGTAAACACTTGACAGTTATCAGCAAACAAACTGAGCCCGATAACTGTGGGGTTGAATTTGACAATTTGGTTTGCACAGTAATTCAACATGGAATTAATTTCGTCAACAATCTCATCATGTATGATTTGTTCGTAAAAAAAATCTCTTAGATAAGATTGATTTGTACTATTTTGAAATTTTAAAAAAATATCTACATTAAGATCTAATGTCATACTAGAAATGCCATGCGAAGCCAGTGCAGATTTGAGCACAGCCGGTCCGGCCAGCACTCGATTGGTTTCAATCAATGGCATTGCTGCAATAACTATCATGTTGATTAAATCTTATCTTTGATGTGTGAGCCATGAACACGTACTTGTATATGGCCGTTGTAATAATCTGCTGATTCCAATACTCGTCTTGCAAATTGCTCTCGTGCCTCAATGTATGAACATTCAGACTTTGATTTGCAATAGTAAAGTATTTCTCTGGAGAAGTTTTCGGTGCCTAGTGTGATTACGTCTGCGGTTAATTCTGGGCTTGACCCATAGTACTCACGCCAATCTGAATCGATCTTGGTGCGTATCTTCTTCCGCTTTTTGATGCCGTTCTTTTGTTTTACAGTTTTGTACGTTGTCTTGCTAAATTTTGCTAATTTTTTGCCTATGTACTTGCGTCCAGATAGATTATTTGTAATTAGATAAACAAATCCCACACATTCTTCAGGTAAGGTCTCAACTGGGGTGTCTTGATATTGCCATGTCATGTGAGTTTGGGAGAATTGCCTTTCGTGTTATAGTTATGCTGCCTTAGTATAATTCAAGTTTTTTCAAAAGATTTTGATTTTCGTACAACATGCCTAAATTGTAGCGGTTTTGTTGTTCGTTGTACTGACTTAGATAGTTTGTTTCTTGTTGTCTGCCTGTGGCTGTGTAGTTCTCACCCAGCCCAAAATGCACCACGCCTGTGGGTTGCAAGCCCAGTTGCTCGCACCAACGTGCTTGTTGATCCAGATATTTGTTTACCATGAAGTCCACCGGAAACTGCTGGATCAGACTCAATGCCAATCCGCCGCTTAGTCTATTGCAGATGTTTTCATCATTGCTCA